GTCGGTGATCCGTACCCAAACGGTGTAGCGCGTCCCAGCGGTCAGGGTGATGACCCCACCCGGGCCGACTACCGCCCTGGCGTAGTAGGTGTCGGGCTCGGTCGTGGCGTCCGTCTCCCACGTCGCGGCCTTCCAGTCCGCGCCGCCCGGGCTGGCTCCAGTCGTGAAGGCCATGTCCACCACGTCGGCTGTCGGATTCACCGCGGCACCCGCCTCGAAGGCGGAGATGGGGACCCGGACATATTCCTTGCTCAGGGCTGAGATCCGAAGCGGCAGCGCCACAGATCACTCCTTCGGGTCGCCGGCTTTCCACTTCGGCTGCGGGGCACCGGGCTTCCATTTGGCCGCAGGCTCTCCGGCTGTCCATTTGGCCCTGGGAACTCCTGGGGTCCAGACGAGATTCCGCTGACCGAGCAGCAGGAGCATTTAGGGGACGCCCTTCAGCGGCAGAGGAACGCCCCGCAGGAGTTCCCCTCAGCGGTCCAGTCGGAGTTGCCGAGGTTCTTCACCAACACCCCGGCGCCTTGGAGCACGTTGCGGTTGATCTGGACCAAGTGGGCGTTCTCCAACTTTGCCAGCGCGTTGTCGGACCGGGCCTGCTCCCAAACGAAGACGTTACTGTCGATGAGGACGTCGGTGGCACCGCCCTTGACAACCTGAGCGCCGTAAAGAGCGCCGCCTGGCATCCGGAAGGTGTTGCCTCCGATCGAGTAGGGGCCCCGCTGGGCGCAGCCGCCGGGATTCTCGATCGAGATCGGAGGCCAGCTGGTTGGCCCGCTGCGATCCATGAGGTTGTTCTCGACGGCGATGCTCCTATGCGTTCCGCATTGGCCGGCGTTGGCCAGCCACACGAGGCGGTACAAGCCGGTGCGGTTCCCGCGGATGGCGACATCCTCGATCCCGAAGCCGGCATCCGCCCACTCAAGCTCGAGGTCGAAGATCCACGGGCAGTTCCGGAGGGTGTTGCCCTCCCAAGTCACGTCGTGCCCGCCTGTCAGGGACAGGCACATCCGCCCGCTGCCGTCGACGAGGGTGTCTCGGACGGTCACGTTCCACGAGGTGACCGGAATCGACCCGTCCCACCGAGGCGAGACCTCGACCCCGTCTCCCCGGACGTTGTGGATCTCGCTGCGCTCGATGAGGACGTCGTGCGAGCCCCCGACCTCCCAGCCGTGGCTCCACTCGAAGGGCGGACCGGAGTAGTAGCTGGGCCGGCCGTAGTCGCCGTTGACGACGAAGCCGGTGAACTGGATGTCGTGGGAGAAGCGGACCCGCCACGCCGGCTGGCTCCCGGAGTCGTCGACGTCGTCGCTCTCGATCGTGGCCCCCTGCCCGTCGAAGCGGAGGTACGCCCGGCGAGGCACCTGGAGGGGCTGGGTGACCTTGTAGCACCCACCCGCCTTGAACACGATCTCCCGAAAGACCGGTCCGTTGGGCCCCAGCCCTCCGTTCGGAACTGAGGCGATGAAAGCGTTGAGGGCCGCAGCGACGTCGACGGAGCAGTCCGCCGCGATGGAGTCGGGCACTGGGTAGTTCCCGCTGCCTTGGGTTCGTGCCGTGACGATGGCACCGATGAGCACGCCGGCGGCAACGACGAGGACGACGAGGCGCCTCATGGATCCAGCCTCTCGGGCACCGCGCGGGCCAGGCCCTTCTCGATCAGCGACGCTGCCTGCTTCTCGGGGAGGTCGATGATGGCTCCGACGGCATACGGGATGACGATGCGGATGCGCTGCACGACGGGCTTGCCGGACTTATCCGTCTCCCACTCGGTCCCGTGCTTCGTGCGGACCGTGTGGGTCTGATAGAGCAGGCCCTTCTCATCTCGGAAGACGTGCCGGACCTCGCCGGGCTCAAGCTCGCGCCGTCTCTTCGGGTCGAGGTTGTCGAGGATCTGGACTCGCATTTAGCTCCCACCCTTTGCGTAGGGGAACTCCCAGATCACGAACGTCGGCGTGTTGAGGTCGTCGCTGGCGCTCCCGCCCTCGTTCCACAGCCGGGTGTTGTACGCGCCGAACAGCACGGCGTGGAACAGGGGTCCGTAGGAGCGGATGCTAGGCGTGGTCCCGAAGGCGGCCGTGGGGGCCTGGATCCCCAGGTCCCACATGTATTTGGCCTGCGTGCTCCCGGCTTGGGCGGTGGTGGACCCGGGCATCCACGCATCCCTCACAGTGATCGCGTCGTCGTAGCCGATCTGAACGAATCGCTCCCCGCCGCCGACGCCCGAGGCCAGGCTGACGTTCGCCCGCAGGGTGACCCAGGCGAAATTGGCGGGAACCGTGGCCACGATGACCCCGCCCGATTCCTCCCCGACGCCGACGGCAGGGTTGGAGCCGGTGATGAACTTCTGCTGGCCCCGGCGCATCACTGCCCGGACCCCAACCTCCTCGATCCACTCGGGGATCCACAGCCCACTCATGAGTCGTAGACCTCCACGTAGTGGATCGAGCCCGAGCCGATGTCGACGATGCCGAAGACCGCCGCCGTAGTGAGGATCTCCATGGGCGGATCCCCGAACGCGAGGAGCCTGCCGGTGCTGGCGGTCACGCCGGCGGCGCCGATGTAGACGTCGCGGCCTCCCTTGTTGACCAGCGCGATGCGCTTTCGGGTCTCTCTGGCGGCGGCGATCTGCGTGGCCGTCGTTGCGATCGAGATCTGGTTCGAGGCGATCGCCGTCCCGCCCTGCTCGTCGACGCGCTGGACCTCGACGCTGTCGCCGGCGATCGAGCGGGTGTCCGTGCCGACATCCTGGGTGAACCCCGGGGGTCTGACCTTGTCAGCCATCGAATCCGCCCTCGCTCAGCGTCGGCCGCGGAACAGGAACCGCTTCCCGGTGGCCTGCCAGGTGGACATGACGTCCCAGTCCGTGGTCGCCGAGGCCCCCGGCGGCCCTGAGGACGTCCCCACGTGGTCCTGGTAGTAGGCCAGGCAGGTCTTCGAGATCCGCATCCAGCGGTCTTCTTCCGATTCCGAACCGATGGCGGTCGCCGACGGCAGATTCGGACGCTGGTGCCCCGCAGCCCGGCCTGCAAGCTCCTTGGCCGCGATGTGCGCCGCCAGCTGGCAAACGGCCTCGAAGTCCGGATCCGGGACCAGATCGATCGCGGGGTCGGCGGTCGGAACCGGCCAGGGCACGGTGAAGTAAAGCCGTGCCACCTTGCCAGCTGCCGGCGTCGTCTCATTTAGACGAATGACGGTCGGCGCGGACGTGTCCGGGTAGGGCTGGATCTCCTTGAAGTCCAGGAAGACCGGCGGGCGCTCACCCTGCGGATACTCGATCTGCCAGACCGTGGAGAAGCCGTCGATCCACGCGGCTGGCTTCGTCAGGTCGAAGGTGACCCCGTCCCCCGTGAAGTCCGAGTGCAGCCTGCGGGGGACGTCCTTCCCGAACCTCCGGAAGGCTCCCTTCAGCGCGTTCGTCAGGTCCGGCGCGGGCAGGATCTGGGTGTCCGGATTGCCCAGGATCTCCCGGATCCGGGCCTCCCAGGCGTTGAGGGCCTGAGCCACCGATCACACGCCATAGACCGCTACGGTCGGGGCACCGCTCACGACCTCGACCCAGATCCCGCCCGCGGTGGCGATTCCCCGGTCGAACCAGAAGGGACCGTCGTCGCCGGCGGCGCCGAGCCGAGAGCTCGCGATGAGGGTGCCGGTCGCAGAGCCGTCTCGAATCTGGACCTCGGCAGCTGCGGCCGCGTCCACGTGGAAGCCGTAGAGCGTCCTGAAGGACCCGACCAGACCGTCAGTGGTCCGGTTCAACACGCCGACAGGCGCCTGCATCAGGCGGTCACCACGTAGTCGAGGTTGTAGACGCTCGACGCGACCGGAGTCCCGACGAACTTGGCGGTGAAGCTGGCCGCTGCCCGGGCGCTCACGCTCCAATAGCCCGCCGCCGGGGCGACGTTTTCGCCTCGGCTCACGACGACAAACGGGATGAGGTCGGCGCCGTTCTTGTCCTTGAACTTCTCCTTGAACGTCACCTGGACGGTCGGGTCGGCGCCCGGCGTCGTCCCAGCCGTGACCTGCACACGGCCACGGCTGTCCTTGCTGCCTGAAGCGAGAGCGACGCTGGGGCTGGTGCCCCAACCCGTGAGCGTGATGTCACCCGAGGCCAATGCGGGGTTGTCGGCCGAGTCGATGACCCGACCCTGGAAATGTGTGTCACCCAAAGGGGGGCTCCTTTCACGGAAGAGAAGAAGCGACGAGGCCCGGACAGCTCAAAGCGGGGGAAGGGCGCCTGGAACTGCCCGGGCCCGTCTGGAGTTGCTGGGGTGCTGCTGGGTTCGGTTAGGCGACGATGCCGCCGAAGAACCCGCGGAAGTCCAGGACCGCCCCGCCGTACACGTGGCGGATCTTGTACGTCAGCTGGTCGTTGCTGAACATCGACCCGACGTTCGGCATGTCCTGGGTGAAGATCTCGGGCTCCTCACCGAAGAGGAAACCCGCCTCGATCAGGTTCACCTGGTCGATCGAGCTGGTTAGCCACCAGTTGTTGGTGTCGGACCAGTAGTCGACGACGGCGTAGTCCAGGCTCATGTTCCGGACGTAGTTCGCGTCGTTATCGGCCACTCCTGGCTTCAGGTCGGAGGCGGTCAGCTCGTAGGCCAGCTGCTCCAGGTCCGGCGGCACCAACAGGTGCGCCGGCACCAGGCCCAGGGCCTTGGAGTTGTCCATCTCCGTCTGCTTCCGCATGATCTTGCGGGCCCCGGCCAGCTCGGCCAGAGACAGAGCGACGGCCGAGATGTTGTTCCCGTGGCCGGCCGCGGCGAGCGCGACAGAGTCATAGATCGCCGAGTTGAGCCGCATGAAGTCCAACAGGAACTCGTGCAGGGTCTGGGCCGCGGCCCGGGCCAGGCGCCGAGGGATGTTGCGGATCGCGCCGAGGTCGTCGTTGACGATGGCCTCGAGGTTGATCGTCTCGGTCCCACCGCGCTTGGTCGGCGCGTAGGTGACTTCCTCGTCCGTCGGCGAGGTCAGCGCGGCGTACGCGCCGGCTTGGGCCACCGTCGGGAGGTTGCCGTACCCGCCCCACCGCTCACGGCGCTGCGTGCGGAAGTCCGAGATCGGGACGATGTCCACGATCGGGGCCCACGCATCCCGCAGGTTCGACCGGGCGTAGTCCCTGAGCATTCTCCGGGTCACGGAGTCGCCCAGGATGACATCGAACTGGGTGGTGGAGATGGCCTCCGCCAGGGGGATGTCGCCCTTCTCGTCGACCAGCGAATGGCCCTCCTCGTCATAGGCCTCGTGCAGGCGGATTCTCACCCGTCCGCCGTTGGCCTCGGACAACCCCAGAGCCCCGGTGGGCTTTCGAGGAAGGCGTCCGGTGAACCGGGTGTCGCCCGTCAGCTTCACGTAGGCTTCGCGGATCGACCGGAACCGAGGGATCTTCTCTCCCTCCAGCTCCTCGTCCTGCCCCATGAACAGCCCGTCCAGGGCAGCCTTCGCCCGCTGGGCCTCCTCCACGACAACCCTGGCGCCTTCGCCGTAGGGCTCGCGGGTCTCCCCGGCTGAGACGACGACCTGCTCCTTCTCGAGCTCCTTCCACAGAGCGATCTCGTCGGAGATGGCCGACTCCAGGACCTCCATCTTGAAACTCTTGCCGGCGAAGCTCTTGGAGATCTTCTGGCGCACGAGCTCGGGGAGCTTGGTCTCGGCCAGGGCCTCCTTCACCACGAACCGGCTCAGGGCGACGGGGACGACGTCCTCGTCCTCCTGGTCCTCCTCGGCCTCGGCGACCGCTGTGGAAGCGGCGGCCGGCTTGGCCGACTTGGCGGGGGCAGCTGGCTTCGGATCCTTGAGAGCCATTGCCTCCGTGATCTTCTCAGCGAGCTCGGGGTGCGCCTCCTTGATCTCGGAGACTTCCTCCTCGCTGAGCCCCTTCAGGAGGGCATGGACCACCGTGGCCTCTGCCTCCTGGAGTGCGGCGATGATCTTGGGGTCCACGACGGACTCCTCCTTTCCTACTGCGGCGACGAGCTTGAGGAGGCCCCCGCCGGCTGCTGGATCCACCACGACATCCACCGTCGAGATCTTGGTGATGGCCTCGACGACGGCGACTTCCCGTCCCTTCTTCATGACCCGCTTGCCGATCGCGTCGCCCACGATCGACAGGCCGACCAGGTCCTTCTTCCCACGCTTCCACGCGTCCACGAGCATCGTCCGGAGCCAGGCCGCCGACTCGGAGATGTGCAGCCGGGCCCGGATGGCGCCCTTCTCGAACCGGGCCTCCGAGAGCCACCCGACGATCTTCTCGACGCTCTTGTTGCGCCTCGCCAGGTGATCCTCATCCGACCGGCCGAGGACCCGGGCCCCCTCGAACAGCGGCACGGCTGCCTTGAGGGCCTTCGCCGAGTACTCGAACCCGTTCTTCGACTCGCCGACTTTGATGACGATGACGTCCCACTCGGCCCCGGTCGGCTCCTCGCCGTCGGCCTCGGCGACCGGGCCCACGATCTGGGCATCTGCGGAGGCTTCCACCGCCGACCACTGACGCTCGACCTTGGTGGCCGCCTCCTTGTCGAAGGTGATCTCATCGCCGTCTGCGGAGTAGGGGACGGACCAGTAGTCCTCGCCCATCCGCACGATGACGTGGTCGGAGTAGGTCTCGACCGGCCAGGAGTCCCATTCGTAGCCCGGCAACTGGCTCTTGCTCGCCTCGCGCCAGGCGGACCGGACGTCCTCCTGCTGGGCGTCGAGCGACTTGTCGGCCTCGGTGACGTTCCAGTCCTCGGGCAGCATATCCGTCGCACCGAGGGCCCGGGCCCGCTTGATGATGTGGCGCTTCACGGCGGCCTTGTTCTTCGCCCGGCCGAAGGCCTGGAGGGCGTTCGACAGGTCGGCCTTGTTCCGGATCGGGTAGCTGCCATCCGGCAGGGCCTGGCCCTTGCTGGCCAGTTGCCTCCGCTGCTCGGCCGAGAACACGGCCTCGTCGATCTCCCAATACTCCATGAGGGCTCCTCAGTCGAACAGGCGTAGGTGCTGCCGCTTGCCGGGCAGAGGCGCGGGGAGCGCGAACACGTCGTCCGGCACGAGCAGGACCTTCGCGCCGATCGCCGCCCGGATGGTGATCGTCACGCGGGGATGAGCCCCGTTCGGGTCAGCCTCGTAGTGGATCCCGAGGATCTCCGTGGTTTCCGGCAGACCATGGCGTTCCAGGGCGAACGCGATCTGGTCGTCCCGCAGGGGACGATTCACTCGGCCGGGTCGGCCTTGCCCGCGTCCTCGTCCTCAAGGGGCGGGAGCTCGCCTGGCTCCTCTTTGGGGGACTCGGGCAGCGGGGCCTCTGCGGCGAAGCCCTCGACTGCTACCTGCGGGCCTGCCACGAAGGACACGCCCTCGTCGTTCAACAGAGCCTTCTGCCCCTGCGCGGTGACCACGGACAGACCCTCGTCTGTCTGACGCACGCCCAGCACGTCCTTCTCGTCGATGCCGAGGACGGCGGCGGCGTGCTCCTTGAGATCCGCCTGCGGCTCGGGAGCCGCCTCGCTCTTGCTCGCTGCCTTGGTCTTACGGCTGGCCATTTCTCCCTCCTGTTCCCGCCGGCACTGATGCCGGCACGACTGTGGTCTGGGTGGGCTTCTTCGGTTCCTGGACGGGCGCGGGCACCGGCTCGGCGGCGCTCATCGTGGCGGGGTCGGCCTCGTACCCGAGCCGGGAGAGGACCTTGGCGATGATCTGGCGGATCGTGTCCTGCCCGAACCAGCCGCCCTGCTCCGCCAAGGCGAGCGACTGGCTGACGTTCCACAGCAGGGACCCTGCGGAGGCCGCATCACGCGGGGAGATCTCGGGCATGTGGATCTGGACGAGCTCGTGGGGCCTGGCGATCTCCTTGGTGGGCTTGCCGGTCTCGTCGTAGACGGGGACGCGGACCTTGCCGTCGGGATTCCTGCTCTTGTTCCCCTTGATCCGGCCGGCCACTTCGGCTTCCTCGAGGACGTAGCGGAGGAGGCGCTGGATCTTCCGGCGGATGAACGCCTGCCGGGTGGCCAGCTTGCGTTCTGAGGGCGTCCCCATCTCCCGGGCCGTGGCCCGGTTGACGTCCTCGGCAGATGCCATCCACGTCTTCTGGATCCCCGCGCCACCTGCCACGTGCTCCAGGATGACCTCGCCCTCCTTGGCCATCTCGAAGCTCTGCAGCTGAGGGGCGACCGCCGTCCAGATCTCGTTCTCGTTGTGGGCCCTCACCGCGCCGGCTTGTGGCGGCTCTCCGTTGCGACGGACCCACTCCTGGATCTGCTGTGGGTCCTTCCCCTTCAGGAGCACGTCCCAGATGAAGTTCCGGATCAAGCGTGACCGTTCGAGCACGTTCCACAGGAACTCGTCGTAGTTGTCGAGCCAGTCGGCCAGGTGCAGGAGATCCGGCCATCCCCGCGTCGAGTTGCTGACGCTGTTCAGCTTCGAGAAGAAGACCCCACCTTGGAGACGGCCCTCCCGCCGACGGACGATGTCCACGGGCCGGCCCTTCAGGCCGGCGCCCTTCTCTCGGATGAACAACTGGTCCAGAAGGAGCGGGTTGCCCTGGACCGTGGTGACCTTCTTGATCTGGGCGGGGTCGATGTAGCCGAGCTTCACGAACCCGGAGACCTCACCGGGGAAGACCTCCAGGGCCAGCTCCCCGTACAGGCCGTGCTCGAGGATGAAGCTGGGGAGGCGATCATCGAGGTCGTTGTCGTCGTCCGTCCAGAACTCCCCGACGATGTCCTCGATGTTGGGGTTCCGGACGGTGTAGGTGAGCCCGTCCCCGACGATGAAGTCCCGGTTGATCTCGGTGATGCGGTGGCCCAGGGGATTCCTGGCGTATAGCTCGAAGCACACCTCGAGCGCCTGGTCGTGGGTGTAGCTGTTGAGATCGCGGGCCGGCGCCCGGCCGCCTTCGCGTCGGTACAGATGGTCGTCGGGGTCGATCTGCAGGCTGCTGACAGCCTCCTGGACCGCCAGCTGGACCTTCTCCTCGATGACCTCGTTGAGGGCCTTCCCGCCGATGCGGCGAGCAAGCGCGCTGCGGATCCCCATGGGCTATCTCACCTTCGCGTCGGCGCCCGGCTGGTAGACGGACACGCCGCCAATCCAGATCAGGGTTGGCTGGGGGACGGGCACGCTGGCCGGCGCGGGCCACGTTCGGACGAGCAAAACCAGGGCCAGGAGGATCCCGACCGCTATAGAAATAGCAGTGGCCCTCACCTGGGCTCGTCGTACTTCACGACATGCAGGCCCCAGGGGAGCGTGAGGATTTTCCGGCCGGGGATCGACTCGGCCACTTGGGCCTGCGGCTTCAGCTTCTCCGCGATGGCCTTCCGCGCCTTTCGCCCCAGGCCCTTGCCGATCTCACGGGCCCGACGTCGACGAGCTGCTCGGTTCATTCGGGTGCCTCCTCGCCGGGTAGAGCTCGCCGTCCTTCGGCCACCAGAAAGCAGCCGGAAACAGGAGATTGCAGTTGTCGCAGGCGAAAGCCTCGGCCCTCATCCTGATCACAAGCCGACTCCTGCACGCGGGGCAGGCGACCCAGTTGGGCCGGGATTCCGGGAAATCCATGTCAGACCCTCCCGCTAGAGTTCGGGCGTGGCATCGATCCCACTGCGCAGGCGGGATGGATCGATCGCCGCTCACGCGGTGGTGGATCCTGGGGACTTGGACTGGCTCAGTCAGTGGCGATGGCGACTCATGGTCCTGCCAAGCGGGTACCGCCGTGCCTCCCGAGCCACCCTCGTTCGGCCCCGAAGCCAAGGCGGGCCGCTGAGAACGATCTACATGGCGCGGCAGATCATGGGCCTAGAGGCAGGAGATCCGCGCCAGGTCGACCACATCAACCGCGATGGGCTCGACAATCGACGAGCGAACCTGCGGATTGTGGATCGTGCTCGACAGCAGCAGAATCTCAGCCCCCACCGAGGCCACAGCTCACGATTCCGCGGAGTGTCATTCTTCCGCCGAACGGGGAAGTGGCACGCGGAGGTTCAGGTCCGAGGCCAGCGGCATCATCTCGGTTACTTCGAGACCGAGGAAGCGGCTGGTGAAGCCGCACGCGCCTTCCGCCTTGCCCACATGGAAGCCGCAGTCGACTAGCGACGTCGCTTCCGTGCCGAGGGCGGGGGGACAGTTACCCCGAACGCTTCTCCACCCCTTACTTTGCGAGCTATCAGATCGTACGTTTCGCTAAAGAAGAAATGGTCGGCCCGCTGCGAAATGTATCTCGCTCGTTTTTGCCCTTTGAGAGTTTCTTCGAAGATCCGGTAGGGCGCCGTGACCTGGCGCAGGTACGTCCGCGGAAGGTACTTGGGGAGGAGCTTCAACTGGCCGTTGAATGCCGCAATGAGCTGGTCACAGGCCCAGGTCCGCCGGACCTTGAGGAGCCCGTCCTTCTCATCGTCGACGATCTCCTCGTCCTGGTCCTCGCCGCCCCATCGGATGAGCCGGACCCGGCCAGCGTGCCGGTTGGCGAAGTCCCGGGCCAGCTTCTCCTCGGGCTGGGAGTCGATGACCGCGAAGCCCACGTTGTACAGCTCCATGAGGTTGTCGAGCTCCCCCATGGTGGAAACCTCGATGATCTTCAGCGGTGCCGCCCGACCACCCTGGAGCCACCGGGAGATCCGGACGTGGAAGAGTCGGCCGACGTCGATGCCAGCGGTGACCCAGTCGGTCCCGTGGTAGCTGTCCGGGGGCTGGTAGTTCCGCCGGCAGGCGAGCACCGCCTCCTGGGAGAGCGAGCCGCCCTTGGGCGCGTAGGGCAGGCCGAGGTCGAAGTTGTAGTGGGCCTGGAGAGTCTCCTCATCCGGAGCGGCGTGCTCGGTGACGAGCTCCTCGACGCTCTGGTCCGGCACGATCAGCTTCGAGATGTGGTAGCCGATCCTGCCGACCTTCGGCTTGCCGGCCACCCAGCGGCCGGCGGCGATCGCTTCGCGTGTAAACGCGCGGCGGCACTTCCGGCAGGCCCGGACCAGTCGCTCCTCGTCCACGAAGTGCGCGTCCTCGTCGGCCGCCTCGTAGTGGATCGGGAGCTCTGTCCCATCTTTGGAACAGCGGACCAGCCACTCGCGCTGGTCGGTTTCGAGATAGAGCGCGTGGATCCCGAGCTCGGGCAGGCTGGGGTTCGAGAACCGCCGCTCGAGCTTCAGGGACTTCGGCGAGCCCAGGCGCTTCCTGAACAGCGGGATGTTCCGCTGGTCCAGACGGTCGAGCTCGTCCAGGATCAGGATGTCGGCGGGGATCGATAGGGCCTTCTTCTCGGAGACGGATCCCCGGAAGTACAGCCATGCGTGGTCGATCCGCTTCAGGCCCTTGTTCGAGACCCCGTCCCCGAACCTGAGAGTCAGGTAGGGCGACCCCTCGATGGCCGCCTTGACCCGGGAGTCGGAGAAGTCGTAGGCGTCGGCAGCGCCGGGCAGGACGTACAGCAC